GGGTGTTTGAGTATGCCAGCACACACACAACACAGACAGAGACGCGCAGCATTGCCGGTGCAGCATTGCCAGCGCCGCACAGCTGGCAGGGCAGGGGGGGCATAAACAAAGGCATCGCCCCCGACGCGTGGGGCCGCGGTGTATGTGTGTTAATTCCCCCTATCCCACACACAGCCAGGAGGAAACATGGCTAGGCTAACGACAAGCAGGGCAGAAGCAGTAGCAAAGCTAGTGATGGACGGGCATAGTCTTGTCAGTGCATGCAGAGAGGCGAATGTTAGTAGGTCAGTTCTGTATCAGCGGATGGGAGAGGATGCTGAGTTAAGTAATCTGATTAAGACGGCACAGCAGCAGAGTGCTGAGAAGGCATTGGAGGATGTCGAGGTTATGTATCAGGATCAGCTAGAGGGTAAGAAGAAGTATGATCCTAATGTATTAAGGGATTATGCTTTGCATGTTAGGTGGAAGGTCGGCAAGGTAATGCCGGATCAGTATGGTGATGTTAAGAACCGTGCTGGTGTAGAGGTGTCGGATGGCACGGTGCGTATCGTTTGGGAGAGCGATGGTGCAAGTTAAGATCCCTTACAAGCCAAGAGACTTACAGGCAGAGATGCACACCAGCGTTAGGCGTTGGAATGTGCTGGTTATGCACCGTAGGTTTGGCAAGACGGTATGGGCTGTTAATCATCTTATAAAGCATGCGCTGACTTGTGAGTTACCAAGGCCAAGGGTTGCGTTTGTTGCGCCTACGTTTACGCAAGCCAAGCGTATTGCATGGGATTATGTGAAGTATTATGCGTCTGTGATCCCTGGCGTTAGTTTCAATGAGACAGAACTGCGTGTAGACTTTCCTAATGGCGGCAGACTTATGCTGTTGTCTGCTGAGAATCCAGATAGTCTGCGTGGTATCTACCTTGATCTATGCGTATTCGATGAATTTGGCATGCAAAATCCCAGGGTATGGGGGGAGGTTGTACGTCCTGCACTGTCTGATAGGGAGGGTGCGGCTGTATTTCTAGGCACCCCAGCCGGACATAATCATTTTTTTGATCTATTGGAGCAAGCCAAGTCAGAAACGGCTAATGGCTCTGATCAATGGTACTATAAGGTTGTTAAGGCGTCTGAGAGCCAGCTTGTTAAGCCAGAAGAACTGGCAGCAGCACAGGCGCAGATGACAGCAGAGCAATATGAGCAGGAGTATGAATGTTCGTTCACTGCTGCTATTATTGGTGCTTATTATGGAAAACTGTTGGCTGATGCAGATGACGCTGGAAGGATTACAAGAGTACCTTACGATCCAGCTTATCCTGTGCATACAGCCTGGGATCTGGGTATAAATGACTCAACAGCTATTTGGTTTGCTCAAATCTTCCGTGGCGGCTCTATCAACATCATTGATTACTATGAAAACGGTGGTGTTGGGCTGGATCACTACGCTGAAGTATTACGTCAAAAGGATTATCACTACGGTGATCACCTTGCTCCGCACGATATCGAAGTAAGAGAGTTAGGTAGCGGCAAGTCTAGGCTTGAGACTGCGTTTAGTCTTGGCATTCGTTTCCGTGTAATTCCTAAAATGAAGATTGCAGACGGCATTAATGCAGCACGCATGATGATGCCTAAATGCTTTTTTGACAGAGATAAGTGTAATGATGGCGTAGAGATGCTACGGCAGTATAGGCAGGAATGGGATGAACGGAAAAAAGTTTTCAGAGATCACCCGCGCCATGACTACACGAGCCATGCTGCGGATGCGTTTAGGTATTTGGCTGTTGGGTTGGAGAATAAACAAAATCTGGTTCGTCCACCGCAACAACAGGCGATGAATGAGTACAACCCGTTTACGTTATGATTGTAGATCTAAACCATTTTAAGACTGCTACGGCCATGATGACGGTCAGTCACTACCATGAGGACTATACAGACCAGGATATTAGGAATTTTATTGAGCCGCCGCTAAGTTTGGGTAACTACCTAATCATTCAAGACGAAGATGACTTCCCATTTGTGTTTGCCACATGGGCGTTTCCTGAGATGCACCACATAGATGAGTATGTGCGCACCAACAGATTCCCACCGGCAGGATTCCGTGGCTGCGGTGATAGTCCTTGGATTATTGATTTTATTGCTTTCGGTGGATTTCAGAGTATTAAAGCTGGTTTTAGATATTTGAAAGACACATTTATCGAAATGGGCTATAGTGATTGCTATTGGTTGCGTACTGAAACAGGAAAAATTGGCTTTCACGCCTTGAAGGAGAACTGATATGGGATCAGGTGGTGGCCCAGATGAGGGTGGCTCACGCGCACAGGATTTTCGCTTGCAAGAGCAGCGCCGTGCTACGGCACAAGGCATGCAAACTAATCAGGCGCAACGTAATTTTGCTAGAAATATTCAAGCTGCGCAACAGTTAGAGGAACGCGCTGCTGGCATTGACTATAACTTGCCGCCTGGTGCTTCTCGTGTATTAGAGGGTGTCGCTAGAGCCAGCCTAACCAGACAAGCAAATATTCTGCGTGGGCAGTCTACTACAGCAGAGCCTGTGCGTGATGATGCTGGTGATGTTGTTGGTGTTGTGTCTAGCGGTCTTTTTGGAGGCAGAGTTTATTCTGGTCGTCCAGGCTCTAGCCCGATTGGCACGCAGCAAACAATGGGTGAGCCACGGGCAGATGTTACACCAGAAGTAACCCCGCTTGTTACGCCTGAGATTGTACCGGATGAAGCGGGGGAAGGTGTAATTGGGACGCGCGGACGTGGTGGAGGCGGTGCGCCTAGACGCCGTAGGGCTGTGCGACTTGGGCAAGCCACTCCTGATGAATTAACATTGCTTTCATAGGGGAATCAAATGTCTTTTTTAACTCCTAAAGTAACTGTACCACCACCACCGCCGCCGCCAGAGCCGCCAGCAAAGGTTGACTATGCGCGTGCAGAGGCAATGGCCGCAGAAGCAACAGCAGCCGCTACAGGGCGTCGTAAGGGGCGTGGCGGCACTATTGTTGCCGGAGCGTTGGGCGATACAAAAGAAACAGGGCAAACCCCAACATTGTTAGGTGGCTGATATGGAACCCGTTAAAGAATTAGTTTCCCGTTTTGAGTTCCTAGAGCAACGTCGCGCTAACTGGGATACTCACTATCAAGAATTGGCAGACTATATGCTGCCACGCAAAGCCGATATTGTGCGAAAGCGCAGTCGCGGTGAAAAGCGCATGGAACTAATCTTTGATGGTACTGCGCTGCAAGCTGTAGATCTTTTGTCTGCATCACTGCATGGCATGCTTACTAGCGGTGCTACGCCTTGGTTCCATCTTTCGATGAAAGATCCTGACATTGGGCGTGATGACAATGTGCAGCGTTGGCTAGAAGATAGCAGCAAGCGCATGATTAGGGCGTTTAACCAGTCAAACTTTGAGACAGAGATACATGAATTGTATGTGGATCTTGTTGTCTTTGGCACTGGCTGTATGTTTGCTGAGATGGATGGCGAGAACTTGCGTTTCAGCACACGCCATATCTCTGAGTTTTATGTTGCAGAAGATCAGTTCGGCATGGTCGATACTGTATTCCGTAAGTATAAGATCCCTGCACGGCAAGCTGTGCAACGCTTTGGCCTAGAAAACGTAGGCAAGTTTATTCAACGTACATTTGAGAAGAAGCCGGATGAAGAGGTAACTCTTTTGCATGCTGTGTTGCCACGAGATGATCGTGACCCAACAAAGCAAGACAACAAGAATATGCCATTTGCATCCGTCTATGTTTGTATGGAAACAAAGATGCCCGTCGCTATCAGTGGGTTTCAAGAGTTTCCATACATTGTCCCGCGTTTTCTCAAGGCAACAGGGGAAGTGATGGGGCGGTCACCTGCGATGGTGGCGTTGCCTGACGTTAAGATGATCAACTTGATGTCAAAAACCATCATCCAAGCTGCGCAGAAACAAATAGATCCTCCACTGCTTGTTCCTGACGACGGATTTCTTCTCCCTGTCCGTACACAGCCAGGTGGCCTTAATTTTTATAGGTCCGGCACGCGCGATACAATCACACCCCTAAACACTGGCGCAAACATTCCTATTGGCTTGCAGATGGAAGAGCAGCGGCGTGGTGCCATTCGTTCTGCTTTCTATGTAGATCAGCTTCTGTCAGCAGCAACACCCAACATGACGGCAACAGAGGTTGTGCAACGTCAAGAAGAGCGTATGCGCGTTATAGGGCCGGTTCTGGGACGTCTGATGAATGAGATGCTGCGGCCACTTATTGACCGCACATTCTCACTGATGTTGCGTAAAGAGATGCTTGCACAGCCGCCAGAGATCCTGCAAGGCCGTGATGTGGACATTGAGTATGTATCACCGCTGGCACGCGCACAGAAGTCTAGCAGCCTTAACAGCACAATGAAGGCTCTGGAGATACTGCTGCCGCTTTCACAGTCTTTGCCGGTTGGCGATCATCTCAACCCAGATGGCCTGGTCAACCATGTTGTTGATACGCTTGGTGTTCCAAAAGAAGTCCTGTTCCCGCAAGCGCAGATTGATCAGCAGCGCCAGCAACGTGCTGCGGCAGAGCAAGAGCAGATGCAGCGTCAGCAAGAATCAGAAGATGTTTACACGGCTGCACAAGCAGCACAGGCAGTGAGGATGGTAGGTGATGGTAGCGGAGGTTAATAAGCTACGCCAAATGTACAAAGATGTATTTGGTGAGCATGCCGGCAAACAAGTTTTGGGAGATCTTGAGGCACGCTGTAACTGGCGTGTTTCAAGCTATGTGGCGGGAGATGCAAATGCCACAGCGTTTGAGGAAGGAAAGCGTGCAGTAATCCTTCATATTTACAACATGATGAGTGAGGAATAAATGTCAGAACAAGTAGCTGAACAGGTAGCCACGTCAGACGCTACGCTGATGGAAACACCAGCAGAGGTAGCGCAAGGCGGGTCTGGTAACGACTTCTTGACCATGATACCAGAAGATATCCGCGAGCATCCCAGCTTTGGCCCTATTAAGGACGTAGAAAATCTAGCGCGTTCTTATGTAAACGCACAGCGTTTGATTGGGTCAGAGAAGGTGCCGCTGCCAACGAACCCAACAGATGAAGACTTGGATAATATTTATGGTCGTTTGGGTCGCCCAGAAGCACCCGATGGCTATCAAATCCAAGCAGATGGCAACGTCATTACTGAAGACATTGCCACGCAATATGCTGATATTGCACACAAATTAAGGCTCACACCACAGCAAGCAGAGGGTGTGCTTGAGTATTATCGTTCAACAGTATCTAACTCTGCGGAACAAATGCAGCAGATAGCAGCAGAGCAAGCTGAAAGCACTGAGGCTGAACTGCGTCGTGAGTGGGGCAAGACCTACGATCAAAAGATAAACGCAGCATCTGGTGCGGCTAAAGAGTTTGCTGGTGATGAAATACTAAACATGCAGTTATCTGATGGCACACTGGTTGGTAATCACCCTGCATTCATCAAAGCCTTTGCAGCTATGGCAGATTTCAAAACCACAGTGACAAGCGAAGATACGATTGGTGAGGCTGCCGGTAACTTCTCGCTCACACCAAAGCAAGCACAGGCTGAGATTGATTCCATCCTAAGTGATAAAAGCCACGCTTATTGGGACAGTAAGAACGTCACAGCAAGGCAATCAGCAGTACAGCGTGTTCAAGAGTTGATGGGTATGATCCATGACTAATGAAGAACAAATTGAACTGAGATTAGAGTGCCTTAGAATTGCGATTGAGTTTGGCACACAACGTGATATCATGAACCCATCCCATTTGGCAGAAAGTTACTACCAATGGGTGACGCAGGGTAGCGGTGAAAGCCGTCCTGATGACAGCCGGAAAGACGGAGGCCCGACGCCGGCCAAAAAGGCCAGGAGTGTCCGTAAGGGTAGCACACCGCAACTTGTGTAAATGTAAACTGTAGTTAGGAGGTAGACCAATGTCTACTCAAGTCACTACGGCATTTGTACAACAGTATTCTGCTAACGTGCAGATGCTTTCACAGCAGATGGGTTCCCGTCTGCGTGATGCGGTACGCACTGAGAATATCGTTGGCAAAAATGCCTTTATCGACCAAATCGGTTCAGCAACTGCTGCCCTGCGCACCAGCCGCCACTCCGATACACCACAGATGGACACGCCGCATGACCGCCGTCGTCTGTCTCTTGCTGATTATGAGTATGCAGACCTGATTGATGATCAGGACAAGGTACGCATGCTTATTGATCCAACATCTTCTTACGCACGCGCCGCAGCAGCAGCTATGGGTCGGGCAATGGATGATGTGATCATCACAGCAGCAACAGGCGCAGCAAGCACCGGAGAGACCGGTTCTGGCAGTGCATCGCTTGACGCAACAGCAAACTCTGTCGGATCTGCATCGTCTAACGATGGCCTGACACTTGCCAAGCTGCGTGAAGCAAAGCGTAAGATGGACCTCAACGATGTTGACCCGTCTATCCCGCGCTACATTGCAGTAGGCCCAAAGCAGATTGAAGACCTTCTTGGCGACACAACTGTCACCAGCAGCGACTTCAACACTGTGAAGGCTCTCGTGCAGGGTGAACTGGATACCTTTATGGGCTTCCGCTTCATCATGTCCAACCGTCTGTCCGTGGACGCTAACGACATTCGTAAGTGTTTCGCTTGGGCAGAAGACGGTCTGACTCTTGGTATTGGCAAGGACATCAGCGCACGCATTGATGAACGCGCCGACAAGGGTTACGCAACTCAGGTCTACTACTGCATGAGCATCGGATCGGTGCGCATGGAAGAAGACAAAGTTGTTCAGATCTTCTGTGACGAAACCCCAGACTAAGAGGAGAGATAAATCATGACTACTAAAAACTCGACTCTTGTAGCTAACTTTGAAGCTTCACCACAGGTCTTCAGTGACTCTCACGAGTTGCATGGCGTTCTGCGTGTTGCACAGGGTTCAATCGCACTGGCAGCGGGTGACAGCACCGACAATGACATTGTTATGCTGGCACCTATTCCGTCCAACGCATCCATCACCGCGCTGCAAGTTGCAGCAGATGGTCTTGGCGGTAGCTGCACATTCAACGTAGGTCTGTATCAGGCTGACGGAACGGTTGTAGATGAAGATCTATACGCCACTTCTGTTGCTGATGGCACGACAGCCGTTGCTGACGTTCGTACTGAAGCTGCCGATATTAACACTATCGGTCAGCAGCTTTGGCAGGATGCCGGTGCAAGTGCAGACGCTGGCGGTTACTACTATGTAGCAGTCACGTTCAATGCAACTGGTGGAACGGCTGGCGATATGTCGTTCATCATTCACTACGTTGTGAACTAACATTGAGGGGGCGGTACGCCGCCCCTTCTTTTCATTAAGAGGTGTGTGATGCCATCAGTCGTTGATATTTGTAACGAAGCTATGGATTTGCTTGGTGCAGCAACCATTACATCGCTCACTGAAAACTCTAAAGAAGCGCGGTTGTGTAACAGACGCTACGAGACTGTAAGAGATCACGTCCTGCGTGCGCATCCTTGGAACTGTGCAATTACACGCAAAACGCTGGCAAAAGATACTGACGCGCCGGCCTTTGGTTTTAACAGCCAGTTTACGCTTCCCACAGATCCATATTGTCTGCGGGTTTTGTCATTTTGGAATAGTAATGTTGATAATGAGTTGGCTGCGTACGACAGCAACGTGATGTTCAAGGTTGAGGGCCGGAAGGTTCTGACTAACGAAAGCACATGCAAGATTACATACATTGCACGCCTAACTGACTCTGAGCAGTTCGATACGCTGCTTTCAAGCGCCATAGCGCACCGCCTTGCCGGAGAGACTGCATATGCCATTACTGGCAGCAACAACCTCTCACAAGGCATCCTAGCGCTATATGAGTCACGTTTGAAGGAAGCGCGTACTATGGATGCTATGGAAGGCTACCCAGACCAAATACAGGCAGATGATTTCTTAAACGTCAGGTACTAATATGGCGCGTGTTTCCACTATTATAACGAACTTCCGCGCCGGAGAGTTTTCGCCCCGCCTTGAAGGTCGCATAGATCTACAGAAGTACAATGAGGCGGCAAAAGAACTAACCAACATGGTGAGTTTCCCGCAGGGTGGCATTACACGCCGCCCTGGTTCGTATTATGCCGGAACATCGAAGGATGGCGGCAAAGTACGTTTGATGAACTTTGAGTTTAGTGATGAGCAAGCGTATGTGCTTGAGTTTGGCGCTAACTACATTCGTGTGTTCAAAGATGGCGGCATAGTTACAGAAGCCACCAAGACGATTACAGCCGTAACAAAGGCAAACCCTGCTGTTGTTACAGCATCATCGCATGGCTTTAGCAACGGAGATCGAGTTTATATCACAGGCGTCGTCGGCATGACGCAGCTAAACAACCGTGAGTTTACGGTAGCAAACCAAACAACAAACACCTTTGAGTTGTCTGGTATCAACAGCACAGGCTTTGACACTTATAGCAGCGCTGGTGCTGCGGGTAAGATTGTAGAAATTACTACTACATATAGTGTTACAGAGATTTTTGAGATCAATCATGCGCAGTCAGCAGACGTTTTGTTCCTTGCTCACAAAAGCCATGAGCCAGCAAAACTAACACGCACAAGCCATACGTCTTGGACGCTTACTGATATAGACTTTATTGATGGCCCATATTTAGATGAGAACAAGACCGCGACAACTCTCTATGCAAGCGCTGATACAGGCAGCGTAACAATCACAGCTTCTGCTGACTTGTTTACAAGCGCCGATATTGGACGGTTAGTCAGGTTTCGTGAAGTCCTAGAAATTGAGTATGATGAGTGGCAAGCCAGCACAAGCTACGCTAACAATGTGTTTGTGCGTTTTAATGGGCATGTCTACAAGCATGTAACTGGCTCTACTCAAACATCTGGCAACACCCCGCCTGTTCATACATCAGGGCAAGAAACCTATGGTTCGCTTGTTTGGGAATACAGGCACGACGACACTGGACACGCAGAGATAACAGCATTCACAGATGCTAGGAACGTCACGGCCACAGTTAAAGAAGACGATGGCGGTATATCCGTTTTGCCGCACAACACTGTAGGATCTAGCAACGCTACAACCAAGTGGTCTTTGGGTGCATTTGGCGGCGATCAAGGTTTCCCGCGTGCCATAGCGTTTTATGAAGAACGTCTATACTTTGCCGGCACAAGTGCGCGGCCACAAAGTATCTTTGGCTCTGTTAGTGCAGATTTTGAAAACCACACACCTGGCACAAACGATGATGATGCAATCAATATTACGATTGCGTCAGACAAAGTTAATGTTATCAATCATTTACTGCCAGCTAGATTTCTACAAATCTTGACCACAAGTTCAGAGTTTACCTTGTCAGGCGGCACAGGTTCAGAGCCTGTAACGCCAACCAACGTAAATGTGTTGCGGGAAACTACTTTCGGCTCATCTAGTATCCGTCCTGTGCGTGCTGGAAACAGCACTATCCTGATCCAGAAGGGCGGGGAGCGTGTCAAAGAAATCACTTTTGACCTTGATACTGACGGTCTGTTGGGCGTGGATTTAACCATTTTGGCAGAGCATGTGGCCAGTGGTGGCCTCACAGATATGGTTTGGCAGCAGGAGCCAGAACTTATTTTGTGGTTTGTGCATGCGAATGGCACCTTGATAGGGCTTACATATGACCGTGCTAATGGCGCAGTGGGCTGGCATCAGCACCCACTGGGTGATAGCGGGGTAGTAGAAAGCATTACCGCCATTCCTAGTGGCACAGAAGATCAGGTATATGTATCTGTAAAGCGCACTATCAATAGCGCGACTGTGCGTCATATCTGCTATTTGAAGCCTATCGACTTTGGCTCTGATATTGAGGATGCGTTCTTTGTTGATAGCGGCTTAACATACGCAGGATCTGATACCACATCTATAACCAGCCTTAATCACCTTGAAGGTGAGACTGTACAGATCCTTGCTGATGGGTCTGCGCACGCTGACAAAACAGTAACAAATGGCAAAGTCACGCTAGATCGCAGCGCTGGTAAAGTGCATATCGGGTACAGCTACAACTCTCTAGTGGAAACCTTGCGACTAGAAGGTGGCGCGGATGATGGTATTTCGCAGGGCAAAATCAAGCGCATCCACGGTGTTACTGCACGTTTCCTCAACAGCGTCGGCGCAGAGGTTGGCCCTGACACCGGCAATCTTGACCGAATACCGTTTCGTGATAGCAGCATGTCTATGGACACGGCGGTGCCTATGTTCACAGGCGACAAAGAGATTTCATTCCCATCAGGCTATGATAATGATGCACGGGTAGTTGTGCAGCAGTCACAGCCACTGCCAATGACAATACTGGCGATTATGAGAAGGTCTAATACGTTTGATGCTTAAGTTTCGTCCATTCTCAAGAGATCACATTAGACATATCAAGCTGATGTTTGAGTTGTCAGATGATGGGCGGCAAGCGCTTGTTGAACACAAAGATATCAACGGTTACACATTGTTTGAGGAAGATGTTGTGCTTGGCATAGGCGGTGTACACAACATATGGGAAAACGTAGGAGAGGCGTGGTTGATTCTTGGGCGTGAGGCGTTTGACAAGCCTAAGACAGTTGCGCGTCATACGGTGCATATGTTCGATCACATGCAAGAAGAGCATAAGTATCAGCGTATCCAGGCCAGTATCTCAGTTAAGGATACAAAGGCTAAACGGTTCGCAGAATGGCTTGGTTTTGAAAATGAGGGTATAATGAGGAAATACGGGCCTGATGGCTCAGATTACTATCGTTATGCAAGGGTGATGTAATGGATCCGATGACAATCGCAGCAGGGGCTTCAGCAGCCAGCGCATTTCTTGGGTTCAAGGGGAATCAGGCATCAGCGCGTGCGGCACAGGAAACAGCAGAGTACAACGCGAAGGTTAAGGAAAACGAACTTGTATTGTTGCAGCGTGCGCGAGTTGAGCAAGAAAGCAACTTACGTCGGTCTAATGATCGCTTGACTGCGCAGCAGACTGTGGCAACGGCTAAGTCTGGCATTGAAATGTCGGGCAGTCCGTATCTTGCGTTGGCTGATAGTTATTTTGCAATGGAGCGTGATGCGCTGAAGATCCAGTATGCCGGTGATATAGATCAAGCAAACGCTATGGCAACAGCAGCTATGTTGCGTGCCTCTGGGAATGCGCGTGCTTCTGGATTTAGAACGGCCTCATATGTCAGCCTTCTTAATGGCGCTAGTTCTTATGCTGGCATGCGTCAGCAGCAGGACTTCTTTGCGTTGCAAGATCAATACAGACAGAAAACATTAACGAGTTAGCGATGCCAAAAATACCATTGTACGCAGAAGGCCGTGGAAGCGCTGTAGATCTCGCTACAGGGCGTCTTGGCCCCCAAGCCCCTACAGGTGCCTTTGAAGCGCCTGGACAGGCCACAGTGCGTGCTGCGGAGGCTCTTGGCAGGGTTGGCACAGAATACGCTAAGAACGCTATGCAGTTTGAAAATGCGCGGCAAAAGTTGGAATTTGATTTCCAAATGCAGCGTAAGAACGAGCAAACCAAGACACTTAGCAATCAGTACACCACACGCGCTTATGAGCAATCAGACACATACACGCTAAACAGTCAGGAGCCTGATCAAGATAAAGCTGTATCTGGTCTAATATCTAGCGTGCAAGCGCCGATCCTGACAGAAATTGACACATTAGACATTACTGACTCGCAGAAAACCGCTATCAAAGACAGCGTTCTCAAGCAAATGAACTTCAAGGTAGCTGACGCGAAGAAGTCGGCTTTTCGTATATCAACTATACAAGGTGCAGAGGCTAAGTCTGGCAAGCTGTCTACTATTCAATCTCAGATTTCGTCTGCGTCTACATATGAAGAATACGCTGCCTTGGCGGCTGAAGCGATGGCAATTTTCGATGATGCCGCCCTATCTGGACAAAACCTTGGCGTAAGTAAGAATGCTTTTAAGCAAGAAAGTTTGCGGCTGTTCTACGGAAATGGGATCGCAAATGCAGATAGCTTTGCCTCTCTTGAAAGGCAGCGCACAAACGTATCCGGCGATAACACTTTGAGTTCAGCAACCAAAAAAACCCTGATTGCAAGTATTGATAGCAGAGACACACAATTAGAATCAGAAAAACAAGATGAAATTATTGGCACACTCCTGACTGCAAACTTGTCCAAAGAGGAAACTGAAAGTGCTTTAGCGCAGTTGACCAGTGAAGGCAGTCAGATGATCTACATCAAGCGCGACGATCCAGAGGATGACGTGCTGATTGAGTATGATGGTGCTGGCAATAAGTTTCTTGCAAGAGTCGCCAGTAGGTTTGAACAAGATGTCAAATCACTGGCCGCACAAAACAACAACGATCTTGTAAACCAAATCTTTCCAACCATCGCTGGCATGGATCGTGATGAACTGAACCAGCTTATTGATGAGGCTGATACACTCACGGGACGCTTTGATGGTGCTGACAGGAGCATAGCGGCCCTACTTACAGGCGATGCTAACCGTCGTTTGGATACTATGGACGCTGAGTTGTCAGCGGAAATAAAAGCAGATATGTCTGCTATAGAAATCAGGACTATTAGCCTAGGGGGCATTTTCGACGAAACCACGCAGACAATGATTGCAAGCGTTGATGGTCGTCTCAGTCAACTTACTGACAATGAAGTTCCGCGCACTTTGTTTAATGAGACAATGGATGGTATGCGCCAAGCTGGCGTTCTTTATTCTTCAATTAAGTATGGCGGCCCTTCAGACTTGACAGCGGTTAGAAGGTCTATTCGAGACGAAATAAATGATCCTACTAATACGCCGGAAGATATCCGAATTGCAGAAGCAAGACGCAAGCATTTTGAGGCGCTGGTTGACGCAAGGCAAACAGCGATTGCAAATGATCCTGTTAAGTTTATTCAAGATGATCGCGCAGATCAAAACTTAGAAGCAGCCACCACGTCACAGCTAATTGATTTTCAACGCAAAATGGGTATTCCTGATGTGGACATTCGTGTCGCATCTGACGCTCAAATTGATGCTTTCCAAGGACAGTTCAAAGATCCTAGCCTGTCTTACAGTGACAAGTCTAAACTTGGCATATCGTTCATTACGTCGTTTGGCGTAGAAAACGAAGGCCGCGTAATGCGCAATTTAATGAATCAGGGTGTGCTGACGTTGGCTGACACATGGATCATAGCCAACCCTAACAACGCTGGTGGGTTTGACATCGAAGCCGCTAATAAACCAGGTGTAGTAAAAGAGCTGAAATCAGCCATAGGCACATCTTCTTACAACGAAATCATGCAAGAGGTCATGGTTCAGAACGCAGAGTATTCTGGCAGCATAGTTGGCGGTGCGGCTGATAGCATAGTGTCACGCGGCGCTACTGGCTCACGAATGCTGCATGTGACCGCCATGAATACGATGATCCAAAACACAGCGGCATATTACATGAACGCCGGAGAAACAGATCTAACCAAGGCTGTAGAACGTGCGGTGGACACAGTAGTAAACAGCCAATTTGCCTTTGATGAAGTGAATGGCAAGCCGTTCCGCATGCTAAAGGGGCTAGAAGGCTCTTCATCTCAGATTGGCGACATACTGCAATTTTATGTTAATGACGATGAAACAAGAGGTGTGATTGCGGGTTTTGCTGACATACCTCCGGCGAATGACTTAACGCCAGATCAGGCGCGTGAAAAGTATCAGGGTGATTTAGCACAAGCGTATTGGGTTACATCATCAGATCACAAAACTGTCTACTTGGTTGATCAAACAGGCAATATGGTCAAGCGTAGGGTTGACCCTGGGCCTACTGCAATTTCACCACAGGATGCTTTTGTTACTATCAAAATGTCAGATCTTTTGCCCGTCATTAAGGAAATGGATGAACTGTACCCAAGGCCTGTAGACAAGCTGAATGAGATTATGCGGAAGGCGTTTAAGTAGTGGTAGACTTTTACGTTCCAGAACAGCAGTACGATCAAAATGCTTTTG